TTACTTCATAGTTAAGTCTTCCCTCTATCAGTCTCGCAATGTCTTCCAGGATAAAAAGTTCTGTTTGGTCTGTTATGTGAAATTTTTCTCTTCCCACCTCGTACAAGCCTATCCATATTTTTTTAAGAAGGTTATGAGCGTTTGAAGTCTGATTGTCAAGCAGGTTCTTTCCTTCTGTTTGATGTAACTCTTTTTGCGTTGAATACGTCTTCTGCATTAGTTCAAAGTTTTTGATTTTGATGTCTCTGTTCTTTACGAGACTGTACAATATGAAAATGCCGAACCAAATCACAGCGATTATTGCAAAAACAACACACCAACCCACGGTAGGTAAACTCTTAAAAAACTCGCCCCAATCCATATTAACTCCTGCAAAAACAAAAAAAGCCGCTACCCTTGAAAGATAGCGGCTTTGGTTTTACCTAAAAACCTGTGTCTCATAAATGTAAACTATGTTGTTGTCGTACTGTCCATATAATACATCAAACAGTTTTTTTATGCAATATTTAAAACTGAAAAATCACAACAACTTTTCAATTTCTTTTACAGTAAAACCAAGAATAAAAAGACGCGCGTTTGAATCTTCCTTGCGTTCCTGCTGCAAGAAATATTCTTCTGTCTTGCCGGTCTCTTCATTCACCCTTGTCTGTGGAATAATACGGTGAGTTTCGTCTACCTTGCCTTTTTTCTCTGATTCAATCTCACCGGTATTTTCCCACATGAACCTATCAGCCAAAAGACGGCGTAAAGCCCCTTTTGTCTCTTCCGGGTACATTTCAAGACAATTCAAATAGTCCTGTTTTGTCGCTAAAAACTGTGGAAATCCTTTCATAATTTTTCTCCCATTAACTTAAAGTATAATACCTGTCAACTTTTTTGACGGTTGTAATAAAAGGCACTTCGTCCTTATATTTTTCAAGCATACTGATAACAACTCCGCTCCCAGTAAAGAAAATGCGCTTGCGTTCGTCTGTTACCTCATAAAACTGGACTGTCGCGCATTTGTCGCCGTGGTCTTTGTACTTTGACATTTTGACCTTAAAAGCACAAATTACAATTTCCTTGTTTAAGATACTGTCAATCCGTACTTTCTCACCGTCCAACGGCTTTTCATCATCTGCCGCAAACTCACTGAACCTATGCACAATAACGCCCCCTTATGTTTTCAATGTCCATAGATATTTTAAGATTATATGAATTAGCGTGTTTCAACCAACCGGCTATACTGTCGATTGTTGAGCGCATTTGTTCCCTTGTTATTTCTCCCCTCTCATACATTCCGGGAAGTTCCTTTAATTTTCTGATTTGCCTTTTTGCCGTTGATTTTCTTACCAAAATATAATTGTCAAAATGACGATAACCACAAAAATCAACTCCCTGCTTTACATTGAAAACATCAGCCTTTGAGTAAGTCAATTCAAGATTTTTGCCGATAAAGTCTTCAATACGTCTCCTGCAATCATGCAAATATGCCTTGTCATTACCAAAAAGTAAAAAATCATCACAATATCTGATATAGTCTCGTATTTTTAATTCATGTTTGCAAAAGTGGTCTAGTGGTGTAAGGTAAAAATTTCCGCTCCATTGGCTTGTATAGTTTCCGATAGGACAATTATATCCACCCGGAAAACTGAAAACAATATCGTCCATAAGTTCAAGAAAATCTTTGTCACTGAACTTTTTATGATACATTTCTGATAAAATATTCTGATTGATTGAAGGATAAAAATGGTGTATGTCGCACTTCAAACAATACCGATTTCGCCGCACCGCTTGCATAGTTCTTAAACTTGCCGCCGTTTGTCCTCTTCCTGCAATACAAGCGTAACTGTCTGAAATAAACAGTTTTTCCATAATCGGCACTAATATATTCATGATTGCGTGTTGCACAATTCTGTCAGGTGCATACGGTAAAATGTAAATAATGCGCTCTTTCGGCTCGTAAATTGTACGGCTCTTGTATTCAGCCGTATGGAACTGTTTTGATATTACAAGCTGCCGTACCTGTTCCAAGTTTCTTTCAAGATGATTCCCAAAGTTTTGTACATCATATCTAGTTGCTTTCCCACGCCTAGATTTCTTTTGCGCAAGTGCAAAATTATCTTTTGTTATGATATTCTGCCACAATCCGCTATAAGTTTTCATGTATTATCACCTTCCAAAATCAAAATATGGATATTCCAGTCTTCGCCTTACGGCTACCAAATGGAATATCCCTCCTTTTTGTGTTTTGGCATTCCGCCAAGGTTAAGGATTCAGCCGGAGTTCTCGCTATTTCCGCACAAGGAGTTTGTGCTATCCAATTACTCCGTATCGCACCGCGCCCACTGATATTGTCATTCGTATTCGACCGGGTGTTATTCGCATTACGCCCACGCGAACCGCAATTCGCCGCATTATTCCAGTTACCGCCAAGAAGCAAGCCCCTGTATAAACCCTTAACCTAAAAATCCCTGTCAACTCATTTCTTCGTTGACAGGATATTTCTTCAACATTAAGCAGCGGCTAAAAGCCGCCACGCCCTGCGCCTTGCATTTAACGCATTACGCTCTACGGATAATCCGGCTCGCACCGCGCCCACCGAGCTTGCCAGCCGTATGCGACCGGGTGTCAGTCGCACTACGCCCACGCGAACCGCAACTCGCCGCACTATCCCAGCCACCGCCAAGAAGCAAGCCATAACAAGTACCGTGTGTCTTTCCAAACGCACCGTTTCCGTCATATACATTTGCGTCAGAACCTCCTGCCGGACCGACATCTTCGCCCCATTGCCACAATGCGCCGCAAGCGTCTTCTACACCGATAAAACTTATCATACGTCTTTTAGCTGTATCTAAGTGTCCGCCCGTAGTAACTGGGGCAGCGCTTCCGTCAATATTCGTACCCTCGTTTGAACCGCTTGCAATACTTGCAAACTCGTTATCAAACAAAAGACGCTTTCTCACCTGTCTCATGTCGTCCAGGTGATTCTGTTGTTGTCGTGTATTAGTAATTGTTCCACCAAAAGCACTAGCAGTCAATTTTCCTTTTCCGCTCTGCAAGTAAACATCTGCGGCAATGTCGGTGTCCACGTCAAAAACCATTCCTGCACCCTCTGAATACGGACGGAATGACAGGCAGAAAACAGATTCCGGTAATAAGTCTCCGGCAGTAAATCCTGCCAGTGGATGAGCCACTGTAAGAACGTCATACTGGGTATTTGTTTTCACACTTGAAATCGGTTTGTTGTAGAAGTCATAGAATCCGTCTTCATCATCTGGATTATACTGCTTGAGAAGGTAATTGTTTCCTACAACCTCTGTGCCAGGAGCCGCGGCTATCTTTCCTTCCAGACTGTCTCCTGCGTCTGCGCAAAGCGTTGTAAACTGTCCAATTTTTCTTGTGTTGTTTGCGTTGTAATCCGCGCTAATGTCATTAGGATATGTACTGTTGCAGCTAACAACAAGTTTTACGCCGATTCCACCGGGAACAAGATAGATGTAAAAGTCACGTCCGTTAAGCTGCCCTGTCCTTGTACTGCTTGCGTCTGCTGCCGTCTGCATACCTTCCGACAAGTCAAAAACCGTGTCCGTGTCAACGTCAAACCAACGCTTTTCTGTGTTTCCGCCATCGGTAATATCAAGCCTGATATGTACATCTTTTTTAATTTTGATAGACTTGTGGTTTGCGTCTGTAAAGTCAAACGTCATAAACCTTTCTTTGCCGAACGGAAATCCTACGCCGTTTGTGCCGCTATTCCTAGCTATCTCGCGGAGTACCTCATAATACCGTGCTATGTCGTCAGTGTCTTTAGGCGCTGCAACCTTTGCGCGTCCGTTTTCATCCCTTACAATAAAGGTGTTAGCCTTTGCAAATGGTGAGATTTTGCTTTCGATAAAGTTCAGTTCATTAGTTCCAATCTGTTCAAAATCGCCGTTAAGGTAGAAGACTTTTCCCTTGTTAGCCGTTCCTGCCTTAACAAAAACCAACTTGTGCCTAAATGCAGCCGGGTTTGTTGCGGTAAATCCTGCATACCTGTTCCATGCGCCAGACTGGACTTCGTAGAAACCGTTTTCCACTGCGTTTGTCTGGTCTTTAAGGAAGACAAGCTGCCCGATACTTACGGAAACGCCGTCTATCATCATTTCACCGCCGGTGGCAATGTCAACGTTTGCAGTAGAACATGCAACAGGCAAATTGTCGATGAATGAGTACCTTGAAAGTATGTCATTCGCATAGCCATACAAGCCGTTGACGTTGCTTGCTAAAGCCAGTATAAGGTTTGTGGCGCTTTCGTTGGATGTATAGTCAGTGCCGTGTACGCTCATGCTCTGCCCGGTGGGGATGGAAGAACCTGCCACCTGTCCTGCCCCAGTACCAAAGTCAATGTTGGAAGCCTTGATAGAAGCAGCCTTGTGTATGCCGTCTTCGTTATGCTGCACCAAGAATGTCGAAAAAACATCTGCAAGGAAAGAAGGGTTGAAAGTTGATTTTGTGTTTGTTGTCCACCCTGTATTGTCCTGTCCATACTTTCTTGCGTCAATATTCTCAATAAGGTCTTCCGTTATATTGTTAGTCCCTGCCGGAATCCTAACCTCTGCCAACTTGACAAATTCCGCGTCAACTGCCGGGGCTGCCTGTGAACCGTTTGACCCCCTCTTTACAACAACAGAAAGTTTAATGCGCTTTTTGGTGTTTACAGTAAGTGTCGTCTTTGTGCCTGTAGAAGGGTCATTGAATTTTCTTGACTGTGAATCATAGCCTTCTTCAACACCCTTTACTTCCACAATGTCTATGCGGTCCAGGCTACTGTCTGCCTCCTCAAACGATACCGGCTCTGTAATGTTTGTCTCTACAACACACACGCCAGTACTGTCTTTGAACGCATAAATAGGCTCTATGGAAACATTCAAGCCTCCAGAGCCATACGGCTTAACCTTGCCGCCAATAACGAAATCCCCTGCGGAATTGGACAAAACCGCCTTCAAAGCTATTGCCGCATTACTGATAGCTGAATCATAGCCGAATGTAACATCAACTGCCTTCATAATCTCGTTTTCTGCTGCAATAGCGGTCTTAAAATTAGACATAAGCCACTCCTTGTATTTTAGTCGTCTTGCTCTCTCGTTAATATTTCAATCGTGCTTGTTATTCCGCCCGGTTGAACTATATCCAACAATTCCTGGTATATTTCTTCCGCTTCCTTGCCGGTTGCCCCGAAAATATACGCATTGTCAAAATAAGACATTTTGTTGTAGTCTACGGTCTGAAAATCATCACTGTTTACCGGCGACTTAGGCGCAAGCGCTTTCTGTTCGTCCAGGTAAGTCATGTTTTCGTAGCCGTCCAACGGCTCAATGTCGTTATTTCCTTCTGTTACAATCGGGCTTTCGTCTTCCTGTAAAGGCGAATCGTCCAGATAACTCAAAGAATCGTAGTCAATTTCCCTTGCGTCTTCACCGCCGGGCGAATTATACCCCATACTTTCCCAGTCAAACGCTACAATGTCGTCATTTGTTCCAGGCGCAAGGTTTGCAGTTTCGTCTGAATACACGCCTTCAAAAACTGCAATCAAACTGAACGTTGAAGCCCCTGTCTTTTCATTCAGCCGTACATAGTCAAGAAAAGCGTAATACCCAGGCTCATAAAGGAATATGACTTCTACATTGGACACGTTCACGTCTGTAATAAAGTAGAAGCTTTTGTTCTCCCACTCTGTACTGTCATAGCGCATTGAATATTCTGTACTACTCCATGCGCCAAACTCGCCTCCTTTTGGATTCCAATACCTGCCGTTATTGTCCTTTATCTGGACACGGATGTTTCCCTTCAAAAAGAAGTGCAAGAAGTAGCTTGTGTCACCCTTTACATCTACCGCCTGTTTGCACGTCCCGGAAGCGTTAAACAAAACGCCTGTTGTCTCCTCAAAACGCGCTTCCCTTTCGTAACTGCAATCCGAAAGTTCCCAGGCATTTTGCCGCTCAAAGTTTCCATCAAGAAGAAGGTTGTCTTCAAACGGCTCTGTATTGTTTACAAGCCAGATGTTTTGGTTGTTGAAGAAACTCTTGAATATATTAAGGATATTCCACTTGTCACCCCATACCCTATCGCCATGCCGGTAAAAAAGCAGCTCATTTCTTTTTAGGAATGTACTTTCGCTTTCATTCCTTAGCTTAGTAAGAACTGAAAATAGTGCAAGCGTCTTGTTAAGCTGCTCGCCTGTCTGCTCGTATATGCTCTTGTTTGCAACCCAAGATTTCCTGGTATCTTCCAAATCAGAGAATATTTTTTCTACCGTTCCGCCGCCCTCTCCGTCTGCAAGCAAGGCTTTGAATATTTGCCCACCTTTGTTGACTACAGAGGGAAAAACGCTACGAATAAAATCACCCACCGAATTAACCATTAGTCAACCTCTGTCAAAGTGATGGAAATTGTACCGATTCGCGCAATCTGGTTAATTTCCGGGTTGATGTTGTTTGCCGGAGAAATTACGGCAACATCGCGGACATAGTTCAAGCCCCTTACCTTTGTTATGATTGAAGAAATTACGCAGCTTTCCCCGATGGTAAGAGAATTGACATAAGACGTAACCACGTCCTGAATCTCCATTCTTGCCTCGTCCAAGTCCATAGAGATAACGCTTACATTCATGTTTACGTTTACTGGAATGGCAGTAGGCGTAATAACACGGATGTTTACGCCCGGCGCAAGGTGTCCGGGATTATCCTGCGTACCGTCACCCTCTACCGCAAACTTTACCGCGCTCAAAGTCTCTTCACTTGCGCCGCCTGAACCATCGTCAACATATATACTCATGTTGTATATGTTTTTTAGCGGCGGTTTGTGGTTTTGCACGGAAACACTTCTTACCGCATTGACGCTTAAAGCTGCGCTTTTTATCGCGTATGAGTTTGTGCCAGAAAGTCCATTTATATATGTTCTGAATCGCTCTTCAAACTCCGCGTCTGTCTCTTCATCCGTTCCGCCTGTAAATGCGCTAGGGTTGCTAACCCCTACAACGTCAACAGGTACGGTAGTTTCTATGGCGTTTATTGTTTCCGCCGCAATGTTATATCCATTCCCTGTATTGTCAGCTACAACCGTTACTGGGTCACTGTACAAACTGTCTGCCGCAATTAATCCGGCTTCCGTTGTAGTAAATGTAAGACCGCTTCCGCTTACTACAGTACCTTTAGGAATAACCGTCTGGCTTCCCAATGCGTTTGCCCTGCTGAATATAACTTCGCCGCTTGCAGAAAAGCCTTCTTTTTTTGTAAACTTAAAAGGAGAATAAGGTAAAACTTTAAGCATTTCATTATATCCCTGTCTAATAGCCACGTATGCCCTTTCTGCAATACGTGCAACAGTGTCCAGAATCGTGTGTATGATACTGCCTTCATTGAAGTCTGTTATCTTGTCTTGCCGTGCTATCATGTTTGCCGTTGCGCCTGTCATGATTTCGTCATAGCGTCTTATTTTGGACATTTATATTTCCCCCTTATATTCGCCCCTGTCACCGTTTATGTCAGTGTAGACAACTTCAAGATATAGTCTGTCCTTGTCTCCCCGGAAAGTAAGTTCATTCACTTCTGCTATCCTTGGGTCGGCAAGGATTGTCTGTTCTATTGCGCCGGTCAAATAGCTTTCAACTGCCATTGGGTCGCCGATGGTAGAACGTATGCCATAGGCAGACAACCTTATTCTTTTGTTGCTTGCAGTTGTTAGCCTGAGCGCTATAGCCTGTGTTAAGTTTTTTCTGCCGTCCAGTGTCTTTATGTCACCGCCGGACAGGTCAAAGTCTCCATCATCACTAATCTTAATGTCAACTCCGTAGTTTTCCTGTCGTTCCGGCTCTGCATATATCCTGTTGTTTCTGTTGCTTGAGTTTGCCGAAAGAACAGGTATTTTTATTTTTGTTCCTGCCTCTATCTCACTCTCATTTACAACCTCATTAAAATAGGCTATTACAGTTCCATAGTCGGGATTGCCCAACAGGGAAGCTGCCAAATTGTCGAAGGTGTCGCTGCTCTTCCATTCGTGATACTTAAAGTCATAAACCGTAATTGTCGCGTCATTGCCGTCTTTGTCCACGTACACAACCGTAGAAGCGTTAGTCTGCTTTTCTTTCGCCAAGGCAACTACGATACATGCGTTTTCGTCCATTTGAGAAACATAATCAACTAAAGCGTCTTCTCTGTCTGTATCTGTCATTAGTTGCCCCCTCCAAACCACTTTGCAAACAGTTCCGTGTCTTCTATGATTGGCGTTGAAAAATCAAACTCTTCGTACTCATATTCTGGCTCATTCATTCCGTTTGAACCAACAACCTTCCTTGTCTGCCACATTTCAAAACTGTAGCCTGTCTTTGACGGTATTTTCGGGAATATTGCCTTTTTGCCGTAACCGACATTTTGAGTTTCAACCGCGCTGCCGCCGTCAGAATCAAAGGTTACTTCGCAAATTGTTTCCGTCCATTTTGCGTAAAGAGTTGTATTTGCAGTAATTTGTGTTGTGTTGAACCTAAATTCATTAGTTCCGGCAGAATCAGTTGCCCAATACACAAAGTCAAAGCCTTCTTTTGCCGGGTCTGCCGGTTTTGTCGCATATCCGCCAATGGCAACCCTTTGGGAATCTACCGCACTGCCACCCATAGAGTTGAAAGAAACGGTGTTGGAAATCTGAACAAAACAGGCATACAGTGCAACGTCCGTATGAATCGGCGTTGCAAAGTCAAATATGTTCTGCAGCTCGTTGTCAGTACACCAATAAGCAAATGTGTAGTTTTCTTTCGTAGGTGTCATTGGATAGATGGCAAGCCCACCGTCTGTAACTGTCTGCATATCAACCGCGCTGCCGCCCAGGGTATTAAAAACAATGTTGTAAGTTTTCACCCATCCGGCATATAGTGTAATGTTGTCATTTACCGGCGAACTCCAATCGAACGCCTGTGTACAGGCGGAATCCGTATACCATCCGTCAAAGGCATATCCGCTTCTTGTCGGCGGCGTAGGCTCTTGTGCCGTCTCCCCTGCGTCAACTTTTATTGGCGCAACCTGCGAACCAGAGCGACTGTTAAACGTTATTGTCGCTACAGAAATCTCCCACTTGGCATAAAGCGTCATGCTTGCCGTCACTTCCTGCGAAAAGTCGTATTCTACAGTAAGTTCAGAATCCGCAAACCATCCGCCAAAGTAGTAGTCTGTCTTAACCGGGTCTGTAGGCGGAACTACCGTTTGCCCATATTCAACCTCTTGCCGTTTGACCTCTGAACCGCCGTTTGTGTTGAACGTAACATAGAACCTGTTGGAACTTTGAATCTTACCCTGTTGCCCAATGTCTGAATTGTCTTTTGTCAATCCGCCAAAAACCGTTGTCGCATGGAACATTTCTTTTGCAGAATTGTAGACACTGTTTGAATCACCGCCCAAAACACGGCTTACCGTGTCCGCAGCATTTCCTACCGCAAGAGTAACCAAGCCCATGTCATATTTTCTGTTTGCCGCCATATCGAACGCTAGCTTTACTTTTCTGCAATAATCCGCAACGTTTGCGGCGGCGGTCATTGTTGCTTCTGTATACTCCATTACGGTACTAAGAGAATCCATCGCCGTCTGTATGCCGGCAACTGCCTTTGAAATACCGTCTGAAAAGAAGCCGTTTGTGCCTTGCGCTTCGTCTTCAACTGCAACCATGTCAAGTGTGTACTTGAAGGTCTTTGGTCTGCTCTTGTCGCGCTTAATCTTTAAATCTTTAATGAACACGCGCCAATAATTTCTGCTTGCAACTCCTGTAGCAAGCTGCAAGACACTCATTTTTGACAGGTCATAAAGATAAACTTTTTTATTCGTTATGTCCGAAATATTTTTATTCGCAGCCCAATCCCTGATGATTTTTTGGAGTTCAAAAATCTCTTTTGTTCCGGTCAAAAATAGTGGCGCTCCAACAGAACCCTTATAAACAAGTTTTTTCTCTTCGTTAATCGTTGTTCCGTTGATTGTTATCTTGTAGGTGTCGTTGCCATAATCATCGAATACGCTGCCACCGAATGTCTTTGTTTCGGTTACTCTTTGCGCGAATCCAAATTCTTCACTTTCCGGCGGAACTGAAAAAGTAAAACACTCTTTCAACTCCTTGCCTTCGAGAAATTCTAGCATATATGCCTTGTGCCATTGCAGCATACTAATTGAACCCATAACCTACCGCCGTCTAAGAAATTGTTGCCGTTCCTGTGCTTGTTGT